CCAACTGGAAAGCGTATCAAGAAGAGATAAACACATACGTTATACCTCGTAAAGCATGGGTAAACACCATGAAACAGCGTGGTGAACGGTTAAAGATGGGGTTTATATTCGATAGTACAGCTATCAGGTCATTAAAGATAATGGCAGCAGGGTTTCACAGTAACCTGACTAATCCTAGCACAAAATGGTTCAATCTAAGGACTAGAGTACTTGAGTTGATGAACAATAAAACAGTCCAGATATGGTTTAAGCAAGTAGAGGACATCATCTTCAGTACGCTTAACTCATCTAATTTTGATACAACTATACAGGAAATGTATTTAAGTGTAGGTAGTGCCGGGACAAGTGCTATTCTTACACAGCGTGACCCGATAGAGAAAGTCAGGTTTACAGAGATACCAGTAGGACAACTAGCATTTGAAGAAGATGCTAACGGTAGAGTAAACAAGATGTATCGTACATTCCCATTAACAGCAGAGCAAGCATACGAGAAGTGGGGTAATAAAGCAGGTAAAGTAGTATTAGATAACCATATAGATAAACCCGGCATGAAAGTGTTTTTTATACATTATGTAGGGCCAAGAGAGAAGTTTAACCCCAACATGGTTGATAACCTGAATATGCCTTTTGAATCAGTATGGGCAGAGAAAGAAGAGAAACAGTTAATATTTGAGAGTGGATATAAAGAGTTCCCTTATGCAGTAGCAAGATTCTATAAAGATTCAAGCGATCCTATGGGATATTCACCTTCAATGGATGTACTTGCAGACATAAAACTAGCAAGTGCAAGCACCAAGACAATGCTAAGAGCAAGCATGAAATCAGCAGACCCAGCTTTAATAGCACCTAGTAAGGGGTTCATACTACCGTTAAACAGCAATCCGGGAGCTATGAACTACAGAGATGAGGGTACAAGTGCAGACGATTTAAAAGAAATGCCTCATGGTGGCAATATACCAATCACTTTAGAAGTTATCCAGATGATACAAAAGAACATAGAAGCTGCATACTTCGTACCCTTATTTCAGGCATTAAGTAACGTAACCAAGACAATGACAATACCAGAGATACAGAGAAGGATAAGCGAGAACATGGTATTGCTTGGGCCGACAGTAGGTAGATTTACTCAAGATGTGTTAGATAACATCATACTTAGAGTATTTTCTATACTTTATGAAGATGGAGCATTACCACCAGCACCAGAAGAGATACAAGACCAAGAACTAGATATAGTGTATATCAGTCCATTAGCTAAAGCACAGCGAGAGACAGAGATATACAGCATACAGAGTTTTATGGGTGATGTTGGGGCGGTAGCAGAGTACAAACCAAACGCATTACATATACTAAATGAAGATCGTACGCTTAGATTGATAGGTAGAATAAGGGGGATAGACCCAGAGTTGTTAAATTCCGAAGAAGAAGTAGCTGAAATCAGACAAATAGAAGCCGAAGCACAGGCAGAGGTACAGAAGATGGCACAGATACAACAGGGTGCTGATATAGTCAAGACAGGTAGTGAGGCAAGCAAGAATATGCAGGAGCAGGAAGCGTGAACAAAGATTATGCCCTAGGGTTCGGGGTATATTTCGGGTGTTGGATAATAGTGTTAGTCGGGTGTTTTGTATATTATTGGGTTAAAGGGATATGGGAGAAACATGGCATTCATAAACATGAACTATAAATATGTATTACCATTACATCAAATAGCTATATACGCTATAAGATATGTCTATGCTAAAGACACGCTGACATCATCAGAGATAGGGTTAATGCAGAAGAGTATAGTTGACTGGACTAACAAGCTAGATTTAAGCGAAGATGATTTATACACATTACAGACAATAGCGAAGTTTTTAAAGCAAGATGCAGATGGTAAGCTAGAAGATAGAAAAGAGACATTTAAGAAACACGGTATAAACTTCATGAAATTTCACCGTATGCCACATTTAAAGGAGTTAGGTGAGACTAAGTAGTTTAATCTATATATGTAATAATAAAGAAAAGTGTTGTTTTAGGTAGTATATATAAAAAGGAGTAATATGTTAAGTAGGTTTGAAAAAGAGAATGAGCTAGACCATATACTAAGCAAAATGAAAGGCGAACATCTAGCACAAGTATATCTAAGGGTATTCAATACGAATGATGGGTTATTAGTGTTGAAAGACATGGAAAACAGATCATTTGTTAATAATGCGACATTAAGTGAACGAGATGAAGGAATTAGGCAAGCGTACTTGTCTATATTAAGTAGAATGAAAGAAGCAGTAACAAAAACAGGAGGTAAATAATGAATGTTGATACTCTAGACCCGAGAGGAAACTCTAGACCAACGAAAGTGGTAAACGATTTGAAGTCATCGGCAAAGATGATGTTTGGTAACAGATTAAGATGGAACGATGGAGGAGAGGGTGGCGAAGGTGGAGCAGAAGGAACAGCACTACCAGAATCAATGATAACAACTGAAGGTTACACAGATATTAAGACAGTAGAGAACTTAAATGATGCTTTCAAGGCATCTAAAAGCAAGACATTCATAGATTTTATGGGTGATGATGCTAAGAACGACCCGAACATCAACAGATACAAAACAGGAGAAGAGTTTGCTAAAGGATTTAAAGCACAGTCCGAGTTGGTAGGCAAGAAAGGTGTAATTATCCCTGACGAAGCCTCAGATGACGTTACAAGGGCGAACTATCGTAAGGCTATGGGTATACCTGAATCAGCAGATAAGTACGATATAAAGACACCTGAAGGCTTACACAAGGAAGTACAAGTTACTCCTGAAGGTATGGCAGAGATGAAATCTATATTACACGCTGAAGGGTTAAGCAATAAACAGGCAGAAGGTGTAATTGGTAAATATTATGAAACAATGTCTAATGCACTAAACCAGAGAGATGAGAAAGCTCTTTTAATGAAAGGTGAGGCAGAATCATCTTTAAGGAACGAATGGGGTAAAGACTTTGATTCTAACGCTACAGTAGCTAGACGAGTAGTAGAAAAGTTTGGTGGTAAAGAAGCATTAGAAGCGTTTGGTGATTTAGGTAATAAACCAGAAGTAATGAAATTTTTATCTAATCTAGGCAAGACAATAAGCGAAGATTCATTTAGAGGTGTAGGTTCGATAGATTTATCAACAGATGCAACAGGAGCTAAACAGAGAATAAAAGAAATAGCCAACGATCCTGATTTTATGAACCCAGATAGCCCAAGACATGATGGGTTAGTGGCAGAGAATACGAGATTGTTTGGCGTGGCATATTCAGGAGAATAGGAGTAAAGTGGGAAAACAGGGTAATTATATCAGGACTGAAGAATATAAACAGAAAATGTCAGAAGCAGTTAAGAATAGCGAAAAGCATAAACTAGCTGTTTCTGATCCTGTTTATAAAAATAAGATGAGAGTAATTTCCATTAACAGAAAAGCATCACCACCCACTTTAAAAGGTAGAGACAATTGGAATTATGGTAAGAGAGGGATTTTATCTCCTAATTTCAAAGAAGATACTCCACTATATAGGCAAATTAGAAATAGAGCAGAATATGTTAAGTGGAGATGTGATGTTTTAGTTAGAGATAATTATACTTGTCAGGAATGTGGAGCAAGAGATGCAGGGTTAGAAGCACATCACAAAAAACAATTTATTCATATATTAAGAGAAAACAAAATAAAAAGTATTGAACAAGCAAAACAATGTTCCGAACTATGGGATATAGATAATGGCAAAACCTTATGTAAGGATTGTCATAAAGCAAAAAGAATGAAAATAAGCTACCATACTGAAACTACAGGAAACACTCTGTCGCGGACTTCTTGTAATGTAAATATGCCTTATATTTGTTCACAGTAAGACGTAGATCCTTCTTGGGACACTCTACTATGGAATTGATAGTTTAAAAAGATAACTAAGGAGGACATTATGTCAGCACCAAGTACAGCTTTTGTAAAACAATATCAGAGTACAATTACTCTATTAGCACAGCAGATGGATTCAAGGTTTAAACCCGGCTGTTTAGTAGATACTAATTGGACTGGTGAAGAAAAGTACTATGACCAATATGGAGAAGATAGTTTTGTAGAGATAGCAGACAGACTAGCTGATACTCCGATACAAGAAACAGACCACAAACGAAGAAAAGTAACACCAAGCTATTTTGTTTCTAACACTCTTGAAGATCCGTTGGAAGCATTACAGATGTTGGCAGATCCAAAATCAACTTATTTGCAAGCTAAAATGGCAGGAGCGAATAGGAAAATAGATGAGGTTGTAATCACAGCTATGGGTGGAACAGCATATTCAGGTAAGGCAGGCGGAACGAGTAATGCGTTAGCTTCAGCAAATAAAGTTCTCGTTCAGGGCGCAGGCTTAACTAAAGCTAAATTGCTTGAAGCAGCTAAAAAACTCAATAAAGAAGAAATACCAAAAAGCAAGAGATTTGTAGCTTATACAGCAGAACAGTTGGAAAATATCCTTAACACCACAGAAGCCACATCATCGGATTATAACACAGTTAAAACACTGGTTGAAGGGGATATAGACACATGGATAGGTTGCAAGTTTGTCCATTCTGAACAACTTGAAGAGGATACTTCAGATGATAGACTATGCTATATGTGGCAGCAACAGGGTATGCAGTTGTCTATAATGAAGAACCCTGAAAGTAGACTTACTGAAAGATCAGATAAGAACTACGCATGGCAGGTATATATGAGACTGGTTTTAGGTGCTGTAAGGTTAGCTGAAAAGTATGTTGTACAGATCGCTTGTCAGGAATAAGTGTTAAATATTAAAAACTAAGGAGGAAAACAATATGGCTACAGTAAAGGGAACAAATAAGACACTGATTGACACTGGCGGAATGGCTAGCCAAGTAGCAGCAGGTCTTATTAATGGTAGAGTTAAATGTGATATTGACGAATATGTATGTGATGGTCAAGCTATAGGTACAATTATCGAAATGTTTAGTGAATTACCTGATGGAGCTAAAATCATAGCAGTTGTATTCTCATCTAGTGTAGCTCAAACGTCAGTAACGTTGCAAATAGGTACGTCTTACAATGACGATGAGTTTGCAGAAGCAGGTAACACGACACTTCAGGCGGCACTAACAGCTTGGATAGAACATGGTAAAGGATATGTTGTAGGTACAGCAGATGATGATGGTCAGATAATTGTAACTACGGCAGGTTCAACATTGGTAGCTGGAACTATTTATGGTGCTGTTTTATACACGACTGATTGATAAATGATTAACAAACAAACAGGAGGTACGAAATGAAATATAGTAAGTTATTTGTAGCCTTGCTTGTTATGGTATTCATTTGTGGAATAGCATTTGCGAGTGTAGGAGTTAAAGAAGAAGGTACGATGTTAGGCGCGGCAACTGACTTGAACTTTGTTGGTGTTGGTATAACGGCAACTGGTGATTATGGTACGAAAACTATAACTAGTGCTACACCAGTAGTGGAATCAGATACCTATAAAACATTAACAGTAGCAGAATCAGGTACGACTTTTGTAGCCACAGGGGTTACAACTGTAGGTACAGCGAGCAGAACATTTAGACTACCTGATATTACATCAGCTAACGATGGTGTGTTTTTCGTATTTGCTAACGGTCAATCAACTACGGATAAACCAACTGCTGATGAATCAGCTCCAGAACTAAACATAGACCCAGGTGAACATTCAACTATTTTCTTAACTGGTTCAAGTGAAGATGCAACTAGTATAAGAGCCCAAATAGGTGCTGACAGTTATCCATCAATTAAATTGGTAGCATTTGGTGGAGATTGGTTTGTTCAAAGTACAGGTGAATGTGGTTCAGGAAGATGGACTGCTGGTAGTTAAACAAAAGGAATAGTATGACGAGATTAATAGCTTTATCACTAATTATAATCCCATTTATTAGCATAGTAACACAAGATGTTATTAAGCTGAAAAGTGCTTTAGCATTTGTGGTTATGTTAGTGATAGGGCTATTGTCTTTTTACAAAGGCGAGTTCAAGAAGTTTAGTAACAAGTTCGCATTGATATTAGTTGGGTATATATGGTTAAGTATAATGATGTCACCGTCAAGTGGTTTAACTTTCGCTGGTATGTCGTTAATGCAATTTTGGGCTTGGAAACCCTTTTGCTATATTATTGTATATTTAATAGGTATTATAGCAATATCAAGTCAAGATAAGATAGATATAAAACTTTTATTTAAAACAATGGTATGGGTAGGTTTTATAATGTCATTGTTTATTATGCTTCAGTTATTACATTTAGACCAGTTTTTCAGAGCGACAGGTTCGGTACACGATCAATGGGCGGTAGGTGGTACATTGGGACACCCTACATTTGTAAGTCCATTTGTAGCTATGATAATCCCATTAGCTTTTTATTTAAAGAAACGATCTATGGCATACACGATGATAGTCGCTGTACTTATAACACAAAGTCAGGTAGCTATTGGTGCTATGGCATTAAGTCTTGTTTTTTATTTTGGTTGTAGAGGTAAGAAACAATTAATTATATCTATAGCGTGTTTATTATTATTTACGTCAGGTGTTGTTGTACTAAGACAAGTGAATCCTGAATATGTTACAAGTTCCGGCAGGTTTTATGAATGGAAACGAATAATCAAGACAATAAACAGTTCTATTCGTGTGAATGAGCCGGGAAAAGAAGAAGTTTACGGTAAATATCCTATAACTGGATTCGGGTTAGGTAGTTTTTATTATACATATCATGTTATACAGTCCGAGAAAGGGTCTGCTTGCAGGTTCAAACAAGCACATAATGAGTATTTGGAATGGCAGTATAATTGTGGGATTATAGGACTTGTGTTATTACTTTTATCTATAGGGTTCATGTACTGGAAGAATTTTAACAAAAACGAATATCGTACAGTACTTCTAAGCAGTTTCACTTGTATAGCTATCTCTGCCGGAGGTATGTTTGTCTGGCAGATGGGCCCGCATTGTTTATATACCGCCTTAATAGTAGGTCTTTTACATAACAAAATAGGAGATACAAATGGGAATAACTAAACTTGAGATTTTCAATGATGCTTTATCTTTAACAGGGTCAAGACGATTATCGACAATAACAGACGATGTAGAAGAACAACGCATAATAACAGCCGTATATGACGATTGTAGGGACCAAGTTTTAGCTGACCATGCTTGGACGTTCGCACAGAAAAGAGCCGCCTTAGTCGATATGACGATGCCTGACGTTGATTTATGGGTAAAGGCTACAGTTTATGCTAAAAGTGATACGGTTAAGTTCAATAGTGTAGATTATAACTGTTTAGTCGCTAATACATCAACTATCTTTTCAGTAGATTTGGCTGCTCTTGAATGGGAAGTAAAATTATCATGGTTGACATCTACAGGATATGCAGTAGGCGATCAGATATATGAATCAGGTTTGAGTTATACTTGCTTGACAGCACATACTTCGGGAACATTTGCTACTGATTTAACATCAGTAAAGTGGATATTATCAGAAGAACTGATAATGGATGCCGATGGTATGGAATATATCTACTATAAACCAACCGATTATATAGAAGTAACATTATTCTCAGATTCAAGAGCAGTAATTAAGATAGAAGGCGAAAGGATATTATCAAATACAGATGATTTAAAGATTAAATATACATATCAGCATACAACACCAGCGAATTATACAGCACAGTTCCGTAAATGTTTAGCACAATATCTAGCGGCAAAGACTTGTTTTAGCCTTATAGGTAGTGCTACAAAAGCAGAAGCGCTACTTGATGAGTATACTAAGATAGTATTACCAAAAGCAATATCAAGTGATAGCAAACAAGGTAGTCCGAGAGAAGTGTTATGTAATCAATGGGAAGATGCTAGGACTTCCGGAATAGGAATAACTGGTAAAACTGGGGATTCCACTTGGCACCCTGGGTGGTAATGACAACTAATGACTACTAATGAATAAGGAGTAGATATGCCAAAAGTAACGTCAGCAGTAACAGATTTTTCAAGTGGTGAGATTTCAGAACTAGCTTTTGGAAGGTTTGATATAGACAAGTACAAGAACGCTGTAAAGACAATGGAGAACTTCCTTATCAATCAGCTAGGTGGAGGTATCTTCAGACCAGCGACTAAATATGTTGCATCAGCAAGGTATACTGATAAAACTTGTCGATTAATGCCATTTCAATACTCAGCAGACCAAGATTATGTAATGGAGTTAGGAGATTTATATTTCAGGTTATTCTCTAACGATTCAAGTGCAGTAAGTATTTCAAGTCAAGTAGAATGGGTAAACGATGCCGATACGTTAGTTTTGTTAAATATGAACGCAGACCCTTTTGTAGATTCTTCAAGTAATTCAATAGCGATAACGAACGATGGTGTAACCTTAGATACAACTACTAAGAAACTAGGTATAGGGTCGGGGTTATTTGCTACGAGTAAGCATCTAGCGTTAGCAGACAATGCGATATTTGATATAGAAACAGGAGATTTCACAATAGAGTATGATGCATATTATACTGCAAAAACATATCATTGGGATGTAGATTTTGGGTATGGTGCAAGTGTTGGAATATCAATATTTGCAGATAACGCAGATAAGAGTATAACATATAAAGTCGGTGCAAGTGTCTATGACACAGGATATATAGCACCTTTAGGAGAATGGATAAACATAGCTTTAGTAAGAAAATCAGGTAAAGTTAATTTATATGTTAATGGGGTTGCAACTGGAACAGAACAATCAATAGCAACAGATTTAGATATGAACACAGCGACTAAATGGATAGGCGAATATAATGCTGGTAGTTCAGGGTTAGTAGGTAACATAGATAATTTCAGGTTTTCAGATATAGCTAGATATGATGGAGATTTCACACCCGGTAACTTCTCAAGTGTAGCTGAACTTGTAACACCTTATACAGAAGCAAATTTATTCGAGTTACAGCAAGCACATAAGAACGATGTTAAGTATATAACACATGAAGATTATGCACCTCGTAAGATTTCACGCACAAGTGCAACTGCTTTCGCTATCGCTGAAGTAGTTTTTGTTAGAGGGCCTTTCTTAGATGATAACATAACGAGTACAACAATTAATCCTTCATCAGCTACAGGAACGACTACATTAACGGCATCATCTGCTTTGTTTGATGACCCTGACCATGTGGGTTCTTTATGGAAAGTAAAAGATGGAGTTGTTAAAATAACATCAGTAACATCTGCAACTGTAGCTGTAGGAACAGTACAAACCGAACCTGACGGAACTGTTGGTAATCTAGGTGGAGTGGCCGCAGTAACAGATTGGGCTGAAGGAGCGTTTTCGATACATAGGGGTTTTCCTAAAGCAGTAGCATTTCACGATGGTTGTTTATACTATGGTGGAACGACATACGAACCACAAAAGATATGGAAAAGTGTAGCTTATACCTATGATAGTTTTGATAAAGACGATGCAAGTGATGACGATGCGGCAACTTTTGAGATAGCTACAGAAGAAAGAAACGCTATACAATGGTTGATGTCAGGTAAGAGAAGTTTAGCTATAGGTAGTTCAGGAGGTACATTTTCAGCTAGTGGAACAAGTGGTGCTTCGATAACTCCGGGAGACATAGAAATATCCAGAGATACTAATTACGGTGCGGCATTACTAGCACCTAAACGTATAAGCTCGTTTATATATTATGTACAACGAACACTGAACAAGTTAAGGGAGATAAGTTATAACTATGATATAGATACTAAAATAGCAAGAGATATGAACTTATTATCTGAACATATACTTAGGGAAGGTGATGGGGTAATAGATTTAGACCATCAGCAATCGCCTAATGATAGAATATGGTGTGTAAGAGATGACGGTCAGATGTCCGTAATGACTAGAAACCCTGAACAGGAAGTAATGGGGTGGTCGAGACTGATAGGTGGTACAGATTCAACTACTACAGGTAAATTTGAAAGTGTATGTGTTGTGCCTAAACAACATGCAGAAGATCAAATATGGGCGGTAGTTAATAGAAAAATAGGTGGCTCGACAAAACGGTTCATAGAATACTTTACAGCAGAGAATTTTGACGATGATTGGGATGCTGTAAGGGTAGATAGTTCAGTAACACTTGATACTGCTATTACGGTAACAGGAGCTACAAGTGCAAACCCAGTAGTAATATCAGCGGCAAGTCATGGACTAAGTGATGGCGATCAGATAAAAATAGATAATGTTGTAGGTATGACAGAACTTAACGGTAACACTTATTTGGTAGCCAGTAAAACAGACCATACATTTGAATTGCAGACAGTTGGAAGTGTAGATGTAGACGGAAGTGCTTATACGACATATATTTCAGACGGTGAAGTCAGGGAAATGGTAACGGCAATATCAGGATTAACCCATCTAGAAGGCGAGACGGTATATGTTCAAGCAGATGGTGTAGCCTTAACAACGACATACAAGGTCGCTAGTGGTGCTATAACGCTAGGAACTAAAGCCGCAGTAGTTCATGTAGGGTTTAAATATAATGGCACTATACAGCTTTTAAAGCAGTCTGACGGCTCAGCTACAGGTACAGGGCAGACAAAGAACAGGCGAATATCTAAAGTAACGGTAAGGGTATATCGGAGTTTAAGCATGAAAATCGGGTTAACGGCAGATGATTTAGAGGTCGTACCGTTTGGAACTGCTAATTCTGATACGATAACGGACTTGGTAACGGATGATTTAGAGGTAAGGGCAAAAACATGGTGGACTGATAAAGCCGAACTGGTATTATATCAAGATAAACCTAACCCTTTAAATATTTTGTGTTTAATTATTTTGAGTGAGGTGATGGATTAAATGGTAGGATTTGCAGAGATAGGGCTTATAACAGGTGGTATAGAATCATTATTTCAGATGTTTGGAGGTAATGAAGCACAAAAGGCTTATGATTATAATGC